ATCTATTAATAAGATTTGCGGTAAGAATAAGTTTTGGGGATTTGTAGTGATTATAGTATTTATTTATTAGGTTATATTCTTGTATATTATACAAATTTCCCACAGCTTCATCCCATACATATTTGTTAAATTCTGTTGGGCTATCTAATAGACTTGAATAAGAAGATTTTCTGTCTTCTAATTGTGTGTTAATTATAAGTTCAAGGTCATCGTATTCCTGAATTATATTTGGATTTAGTGGTAAGTCTGTAGTCTCGTTTGTATAGAGTATATCATCATCGTTTTCTGACTTTATAGGTGAATATAGGTTAGACTCTATTATCTCACATTCAAAGTTTGAGATAAATACACAATCACATCTATAATCTAAGTTTAAGGAATTGGGAACATAAAACGAAATTTCTATATCTGTACCATATTCTATTCCATCAGGTAATCCGAAAACAAGACCCCCATTTTTTCCGCTTCCCTTATCCCATGTTACATTTGTGCATATACTAAGAGACTTTCCGTTATATTTATCCTGAGACTCCCAAAATACTTTAAGTCTATTTGTATCTTCTCCACCTGCTACCCATTCCCATTTATCGAAATATGTTGTATCTATATTTGTGCTGTCTGTGCTTGCTATACCATAATTATAGTAGTCAGTAGTAGAATTCCTTTTAAGGGTTCTAAATTGCCCACTCAAATAATAGTTTCCTACCTTTACCTGCATCCATATAAAACGCATTGCAAATACCATATTATCCCCACTATTTGAGTAACCATCCATCATATATATTTTGCCCTCTCTATCAAAATAAGTCCCGTTAAAATTGAAATATAATAGTTTGTTCTGGCTGTTTATATAGTTGAATTTGGTTTTGTAAGTATATAGTTTATGTTCAGGGTATTTTTGCAAGTCTAAGGTATAAGATGAATGAGCCGTTAAAAGTATATAATCATTAAGAGATATTTGCGAAAGTATATTAGACACGTTAGATTTATATGCACCTGCTTTGCACATCATACCCATAATATAGTCTTGTGTGTCCTTAAAAATAGGTGGAGTGATAAAGTCTATTAAAATATACTGACCACCCTCTAAGCTATACGCATAAGTTTTATTTTGTTCTCCGTCTTTGTAGTACTTAATAAATGATTTTTGAGTATATGCTTGGTCGTAAACTTCCCATATACCATTTTGTTCCCTTTGTACGCTTGCCTGCGTCATAGGGTTAAACTTTCCTGCAACTTCTGAAATATCTAAGTTCTCATTACTCCACGCTTCCAAATCCTTATACGGACTTATTGTTTCACTATCTATTTCATAAGTGTTACAGCTACAATTAATTTTATTATAGACGTCATCGTAGCTAATATTTCCACAGCCATCATAGAAAGAATCTCTATTTATCGAATTTGCTAATTGTAGTGTCACATAAGTAGGGGTAACTCTGTCTATTGTATATTCAAGGTATCGGGAATTACTTGCTATTCCGTTGTAGTCTATAAAATATAAGTTTCCCATCCATTCAACTAAGCTAATCCCCATGAATTTACAGACTTCCTCTAATACTTCTTTACATGATTTTACCGTATGTTCATTGTCATCTTCTACAAAATTGTACTCATTAAGGTATGTTATAGCAATAAAACGCCAGTCTAACGCTTGTCCGTCTTTTCCGTATAAGTGTGGGAAATCATATTTTTTATAGTATGTGCCACTCTTTTTTAGACACTTTTCTATTATATATTTAAGTGACCTAATAGATGCCGTTGTATAGTCTTCCAGATACGGGAAATATTCAAGTGAAGATAAAGGAGAAATAAACTCTAATTCTATTTCACTACGGTATTTCCAATCCTGTGAGTATATACAAGGTGTCATATATCCATAAAATAAATCTTGGTTATAGGTGTGGTCTGTAACTAAAACATCTATACTCTGAGGTTCTCCCGTGTATAAATCAGAGAGAAAGTTTTTAGTAGATATATTAATAGTACAAGAAAGCGGTTTTATTGGAGTAAATATACCATCTGAATTAAGACTTATTATAACAGGGTCTTCACCAAATTCTATAGCTTCCGCATTATCTGAGTCTGTAAAGTTATCTGCCCACTCTTCCAAATTATAGTCAAAGGTTTCTACATACTCAGTCCAAGCGGTTTGTGCATAATCTAAGGCACTTTCACCGTCAGAGCCTAATACTACACTTATAAGATGTTCGTCTCTTGTCTTAAATACTCCTAATCTTATCATATCTTACTCATCTTTTTATCTGTGTTCTTAATAACTCCTATAAGTTCCTGCCCACGAAGTCTAAATTCCACGTTCGTAGTATCAAGGGAAACGGGTTGTCTTTCTATACCGTTGTTAAGCATATTGAAAAGGTTCTTCTGTTGTCTTCCGTTAAGAATCATTTCCCCATCGTTCACCCTTGCCAAATTCAAGTCCCCTATAGTAGTCGCTCCCTGTATGATACCACCGTTAGCATATCCTGACGTTATAGACTTTATTTGTGATATTAAAGTAGCCATCGTAGCAACAGCTGAAACCGAAGCAGCTATAAAAGCAAATATATTTGTCTTACTCGTCTGGTCTTTTGCTAAAGCGTCCCCAAAAGCTAAAGCGGTATTAGCTATTGCCTGACCTATCACCCCCATAATATTAAGTGCAGGTAATTGAAAAGCATTTCCAAGAGCCGAAAAAGCACTTCCTGCCTGATTCACTACGGAAGCTGTACCCCTCATTTGTTTCTGTAGTTTCTTCTGGGAGTCTTTAGTTTCATCCGTTTTCTCGGTTTGTTCTGCTAATTTCTGATTAGCTTTTTCTACCTGTTCCGCATATTGTTTATAAGCTTCTGGGGTTTTGGCTTTACTCATTTCATTGTTTAACTCAGAAATAATGTCTTTTAGAGTTTTAACCGCTACCCAATCATTTTCTAAGACAGAGGTAAAGTCTAATTTATCGTCATCTACTTCTTCGGCTAATGCAATAGGTTTCATTTGGTCTAATGAATACTGACCCCTAAAATCTGGGGCTGCACCTCCTAAAAAATCATATACTCCGTATTTGGTTTCTTCCTTAATTTCTCTTTCCAGTTGCAAAGCTTCTCTTAATTCTTCATTTAGGTCTCTTTGTTTCCGTGTATTTGTATTATTAGTAGTAGATGTAGGTTTCTTTTCCTCTGTCTTTTTGAATTGACCTAATTCTTTATTCGCTTCTTGTAGTTCCTTTCTATATTCAGCGGTTTTTTGTCTTTGTTTTTCAAGTTCTGACCCTGCATTAGTATAACCGTCTTTTATCCTTTGTTGTATAAAATATTCCTTTTGTAGTGAATCTAATAATTTGTCTTTTGCTACCTTTGCTTTATTCTGTGCAATAACATATTTATCTAACAATTCACCGTCTAACTCTTCCCCAAAATCAAGACCTAAATCAGTGTTCAGAGTTTCTACCAAGTCTTTGAATGATTTGTTAAGTTCTTTTGTTGAACTTGTTGCATCGTCTGTTTTGCTTATATAGTTTCCGATAGCAATAGTTAATGCAGCAATACCAGACGCTACTAAGACATAAGGATTTTTTAATAATACTAAGTTTTGTTTTTGGAAAGCGTCTGTTAATGATTTTACTGCTTGAACAGTGGCTTGAATCTTAGCAACGTCCATTAATACCTTTTTCATATTCTCAGAGTCACCAGTTAAAGCAACTAAAGCCGAAGAAACATTTCCTACAGAACTTGCCATTAATTTCATTCCGTCGGCAAATTGAGTATCAGAAGCAAAGTTAGAAATTTCCTGATTAACGTCTGCGAAAGTATCTTGAAGTTCACCTGCCTTTTTAATAGCGTCTTGCATCTGCTTCTCTAAGTTCCTGCCATAGTCACTATTTTTCATTTCGTCAGATAAACTTCTAAATTCCTGTGTTAGATTTAGAGCGTCTTTTTTTGCGCTTCTTAGTTCTTTGGTAAATGAAGATGTAGCCTTTTTCCCTTCCTCTAAACTTTTCTTAAATTCAGAAGTGTCCGAAGTTATCTTTATACTTGTTTGTGCTGCCATATCTTTTCTAATATTTTATTTTTGTTTTCTTCTATTTTCTCCAAGTCTATAGTAGTACCTTCTTTTATCTTGTAGGTATCATTTTTGTCTGTAGGTAAGGGGAAAAACTTGTCTATACTTTTCTTAGGTTTACCGAAAGCACTAAGACTACAGTATGAATTTAGTCTGGCCATTTCCCATTCGTTTTTGTAAGACCATCCTATATTATCACAAAGTAGGTCTAATTCATAATCCTGTAGTTCGTCCATAAAGTATTCATAAGTTACCAGTTTATTTACAAAAACTAATAACCTTAAATATTCATGGACTACTAAGATTTTTTTCCCGTTTCCTTTCTACCCTCCTGTGTAGTTCTCTCTATTATGAGGTCGGCATTAGCTTTAGTGATATTCATATACCATTCACCAAATTGTAATAGTATAAGTTCTCCCCCGTTATCGTCCAACCAGTTAATAAAATCCTCATACGTTAGACCTAATTGGATTTTATGATAAGAAGCCGAAGCCACTACACAGGAAAAGAATAAAGCTATGAAGTTTGTGTAGTTCTGTAGGTCTGTAGGTTCAAGTGATTTTCCTATTATAGCTTCATAATTAATAAACATACGCATAGAATAGCGTAGTTCAAACTCAGTGTCTTTAATTTTAATTTTCATGATGTATTAATAATATTAAATAAAAAATGGTTGCCATAGATATTATAGCAACCATCATAATAATATAAGAAGTTACTATTAGTTTGACGCTACTGGGGTAAATGCTCCTACTCCCGTTAAGGTAATAGAATAAGTTGCAGTATCACCAGAAGCAGCGTTTAAGGTTAAGGAACTAATCTTAGCTTTTCCCGTGTACAAGAAAGTAGCACCAGTTTCGGGTGAGAAATTGGTTTTATTACCAAGACCTTCCTCAGTCCAGTCTGACGTACCAAAGTAAACGGTAATCTCAGTATCGGAAAGTAAGTTAGTCAAATATCCTTTATAAGCTTCTTCTATATATAGGTTCTCACTTTGGATTTCCCACGATATTTTATTTAGTTTTTTCCATCCGTAAAGTCCTGCGTCCTTACAATTAATGTCTGTATATTCAGGGCTTACGGTTAAAGTGTGATTAGTTGCTCCACCTATTGATTTTTGTTGTGCGTCAAATAATTGGAGAACATCACCCATTACTACGTCATTAAGTGTCATATATTATATAAATTTAATGTTACATTATTGCGTTAAAATTCATTTGCTGAACAAACGCATTGTTATATAAATCCTCCGTTATTCCCGTGAAGGTTATATAGAATATCTTAGTTGCATCTACCTCTCCCCTATATAGTTCTAAAGTCTCCCTTACTAATTGCGCTATATTTACAGAATCTTCATAACTATCTGATACAATAATTACCGAAAATCCTACAGTGTCCTTAGTCCTTCCGTCCTTACTATATTCAGCACTAATATTTGTTCTCCTGATTACTATAAAGGGAAATGTCGTGCCCTGTTTCGCATCTATCGGGTAAATCTTATTTCCTACATAATTTGTTAATTGGGTATTTGCTTCTAATAAATCTACAATATATTTCGTTATTAAGATAGAATTTTTCATACCTTATTATTTATTTTATCCACTGCGTCCCTAATTGCATTGTCAACATTGTTTTTTAAGATTTCTTCAATATTAGAAATTCCAGACTTAAAAAACCATCTTGCATGAATAGCCCCTAATTTCTTCCCCGTTTTACTAATACGCTCTTTTGTTCCTGCTTCAAAAAATCTTAATCTCCAAGTCCCATCGTTATTATTTCTATCTCCTAAAATATTAATAACACCTACAGACATATCGGGATTTGTTTCTTTTTTCCAAAGATACTGATTTATACCCTTATATAATGTCCCCCCTTCTTTCATTGGGGAATTTATTCTTAGGTCTGTTGCAGAGAGCGCATTTTTAACCTGTCTTGATACCTGATTAATGGTTTCGGAAATTGCATGTCTCACTCCTCCTTTGACATACTCATTTTGTCCAGAAAGCCACTTATTTATATCTTCACTTAGCTTTTCTATTCCTATTATTTCCGTCATTCCTCTACCTTTTCACAGACTATTTTTTTCATCATAGAGTGCTGTAGTGTAGAATCCTCTTCTTCTATAGCTAAGATACGATAATAATCACCATTGTATTTAAGACGGTCAAAGTTCGTTACAGGGACATAGTTACGGACTTCAAATGTTAGGTTTTTCGGATAAACTATTTCATTATTTATGTCTGTCCTGCTTCCTGAATTGTAGGTTACGTTTGCCCTTGTATTATAATAAAGTCTATAAACGTCTTTTTGTTCATTATAGTCGTTCTGAGTAACCATAACTTTCCAAATCTGTACAGGATATTTTAGTGTTCCTGCTCTCATAGTTTAGAATTATTATAATTGTGATAAGGGGCTAATAAGTACAAATAACTTAGTGGAATGTCAGAACTCGAAGCAAATGCAATACTTTCACGGTTCATGTAGAAATTCCCGATTAATAATAACATTGCGTGTTTTACAGGCGAAGGTAAATTTCCATCGCCATTAAATGCAACCAAATTAGATAAATCTGTGTCTAAATGTTTTGAAACTATAGACTCAGCAACGTCCCCCAACGAACTAATATATTCGTCATCATCTGTAAAGGCTGAATCTATATTTAGATGTTTTTTCAGTTCGTCAAGTTCTAAATATTGCATAATGTTTTTTATTAAAGAAGTAGGAGTTTTTTGCCCCTACTTCTATTATTTTAAGTTTCGATTAGGCATTAGTATCACCAAAACCAAATACTCCCTCTCTTAAAGGTTTAGCATCGAAGAAAGCATTAACTACTAATCTTACTTGGCCATTAGATGCCTTTGTATAGGGGTCAACTGTTAAATCACATTTGTATTTCCTTATAACTCCACTTAAAACCACCAGCGGATTTCTTTAATCCTTTACAAACTCTACCTATTAAAGCTTTATCTATTCCTAATTCTTTCATGGCTTGACTTGCTCCAATCCATTCCTTTACAAATTTACCATCTAAGGTATATTGAATAATAGGTTTGCTTTTTTTAGTTATGGTTTCAAATGTTTGTTTACTACCTAATCTTTTTGTCTTTATTTTTTCCTTAGTTTTTGCGGTATGATGTTTCCCATAGTTAGGATTATTTTTACCTTTATAGCTACGTCTATTTTTTAGGGCTTCTTTTTGTTTTTCAGAACCCCAAGGATTCCCCTTAGTACCATCACCGCCTTTAGTGCTATTATATCCTAATTGGCTATTTGTAGAGTTATAGCTACTTATATAGTGTATTTCCATTTTATCTAAGTCTTCACTACTACAAGTTACTAATACTTCATACTTCCATTCCGAAAAGTTGTTATACTTTCGTCTTGCTCTATCTATAGCACTTTCTTTGCTTGTATATATATAATTATTTGGATTAGTAGTAAATTCTCTATATCTTCTTTCTAAATTAATGGCTTGTCCTATATAGTGTTTTCCGCTTGGACTCGTCCACATATAAATTCCTGTATTAGTCATGGTATCATTAATTAATTTTTACGTTAATCTAATAATGTTAGGGCGGTATTTATCCACCAGAAAGACTTATACGGGATTGTAATTATCAATCAAAGATATAAGTTATAAGTTTTGGCTTTATATTTCTATAAAGATTGGGTCATATCACCACCTACGGCTTTACCCGTTTAGGTGCTTCCCATTTCAGATATTAAGTTTCCACGCTTAATTCTTATGCCTTACAGGATATTGTAAGGACTTACTGACCTCTGAACCTTCATCTTAGAAAGATGCTTGGCTGCGGATTGCCCAATATTATTCTTTTTTACTTTCCCAAGTTAGTTAGACTTGCCCTTTAGTATGTCACCATCTAAAGTTAGTAGAATAATCTCTAAGGGGTTTCCCGTCAATTAAAGAAGTTTATTTAAGGGGACTGTCTTTACTCAAAAGACACTTAAAATATTTCTAAATTAAGCCACTGATTTATAGTTAATGGCTCCCCACTGACCGATAGCAAGGTTAGAGAAATCACCTACTAAGTACTTATAGGCAGGTACATTGGTAGTTTCAAGGGCTGGAGTTCCGTCAATACTTGCGTTCTCGTAAACCATACCCGTACCGTTCTCTCCCTTAATCATTGCGCGTAAATCTGCCTTTGCTTTTGGAGATACGATATATTTAAGTTCTCCCATTACGTTTGCTTCCTCTACGTCTGATTCAAGGGCTACTACATCTGCGAAGCTGTCAACGGCTAC